AACAAAAAGATCAGATTATAAAAAACTTCAAAGAAGTTTACAAATTAATTCATAAATTAGAGAAACAAGATGGCAAGCACGTATCTAGCACTCGTAAATAATGTGTTAAGAGATGTTAACGAAGTTGAACTAACCAGTTCTAGTTTTGGTAGTTCAAGAGGAATACAAACATCTGTTAAAGACTTTGTAAACAGAGCTATATCAGATATAATAAATGCTGAACTTAATTGGCCCTTTACACGAGCAGAAGGCACACTTGATTTAATATCAGGTAAACAATTATATGCTTTTTCAACTGTATCTTCATCTTTAAAATATGTAGACTACGATACTGTATTTTTACAACCTAAAGATTATATCACTAACGGTGATTATGAAGTAGATGGATCAGCATCAATAACAGGTTGGACAACTGTATCAGGAACTCCTGCCGCTAGTTCTAAATTTGGTAACACTCTTAAATTAACAAGTGCATCAGCTACTCAAGAAATATCTGATCTTATAGTTGGTAAAAGTTATGAAGTTATAATTAAACTTACTGGTGCAACAATCACTGCAACGATTGGAACATCATCTGGTGGTTCAGAAACTAAATCACAAACTATAACAATAAGTAATGCAAATGAATCTTCGTATACAAGTTTTACATTTACTGCTACGGCTGTAACACATTTTATAACATTGACTGAAGCATCTGGATCAAATGCATTTATAGGATTCATAAGTCTCACAGAAGATGATACTAATCCAAAAAAATTAAATTATATAACTTATGAAGAATGGAATGATAATTTTAGAGAAAAAGATTCTGCATCTTCAGTAGATAAATTAGGTGTTCCAGATTTTGTTTATACTAGCTACAATGATGAAATAGGATTTAGTCCAATACCAGATAGTGATAACTTATCTATAAAATTTGATTATTACATTACACATACAGACTTGTCTGCTTCAACTGACACTTCAATAATACCTGCAAGGTTTGAATCTGTGATTGTTGCTCGTGCAAGATACTACTCTTTTATGTTGCGTTCCGATTTACAAAACGCACAATTTGCAAATAAAGAATATGAAGATGGTGTTAAAAGAATGAGAGTTGAACTCATCAATAGAAAAAATTATGTGAGGGCTGTGTAAGTGCCAGATCTTTCACAAACTCAACCATTTGCATTTGCTTGTGAAGGTGGACTTGTTTTAAATCAACCTACTTTTAAAATGCAGCCCGGTCAAGCATTAGAGTTACAAAACTTTGAACCTGACATTGATGGTGGGTATAGAAGAATAAGTGGGTTTAGAAAGTTTATAAATCACATAGTACCTCAAACATCTGCATCAACTGAAAAATTATTGATGGTTGCAGAGTTTGCAAATAAAGTTATTGCGGCCAGAGGTGAAAAAATATTTAGTTCTGCATCTACAGAACTTGCTACTGCTATTGCTTCAGGAACAGGCATGACAGGTTCAGGAACTATCACTGTAGATAGCACGACAGGATTTAGTTCAAGTGGAACATTACAGATTAATTCTGAAATATTTACGTACACAGGAGTTACATCAACAACATTTACAGGTGTAACAAGGGCAACAAGTTCTACAAGTGCTGCAACACATGCCGTAAATGATGTGGTTTCAGAAAGCTGGACAGAGAAAGATACAGGTAGAACAAACGCTGGTAAATATAATTTTGAAACATTTAACTTTGATGGAAATGATAAATTTATTGTTGTAGACGGAACTAATGATCCAACTGTTTTTAACACTTCATTGTCTGCTACAGACGTTACAGCATCAAGCGTAGAGGGAGCAAAGTTTGTAACAGCATTTAGAGAACACATGTTTTATGCTGGGATGTCTAGTACACCACAAGAATTAGTGTTTAGCCAACCTTTTGATGAAGATGCATTTAATACAGGAAGTGGTGCAGGATCTGTAAAAGTTGATGATACTATTGTGGGTATAAAGGCTTTCCGTGAAAATTTATTTATTTTTTGTGAAAATAGAATATTTAAATTAACAGGAAGTTCGTCAAGTGATTTTGCTGTAGCACCTGTTACTAGAGATATTGGATGTATAAATGGAGACACTATACAGGAATTTGCAGGTGATTTAATATTCTTAGGACCTGATGGATTACGTACAGTTGCAGGTACAGCAAGAATTGGTGACGTTGAACTTGGAACTATTAGTGCAAA